GTCAATGCTCGGAGCCGGAGGAGCAAGCTTGCCCTGCGGGAACGAGGACAGAGCCGACGCGACGAGCGGCGAGCAGAACATGACCTTGTTCTGCGAGCCGTAGCGGAACGCCTTGCGGAGGAACGTTTCAAAAACGCTCTCCGTCAGCGTGCCAACGCCGGTCGTGAGGTTTGAGGTGACGTACTGGTAGATACCACCGACGTAACCAATCGGGGCGCTACCGCTCGTGTTCAGGTCGCGAACGCCCCAGAACAGCGAGTTCTCAAGCTGACGCTTATGCTCGATCAGCTTCTTCTTCGCCTCGTTAGCAGGCTCCGGGCCGCCATACAGCTTCGACGCGACCAGCGTGTTCGTAAATCCGAACGGATCACGCTGGATCTGCGCGTAGTTGTAGTTAGCGACCTTCTTCGTCTGCACGAGGGTACCGAGGGTCGCGCCCTCAGCAGCCGCGTTGCCGATCTTCACGAGGTCAATGCCGCTCGCAGCCGAGAGAGCAGTGACTCCGCCAAGAGCGCGCGTGACGGTGATGGCGTTAGCAGCCGTAGCCGAAACGACAGCGTTCTCGCCCGTGGAGGCGAAGCGCACAACGTCGTTCGGACGGAAGTAACCACCCGTGCCGGTAGCGACCGAGATGTTCGTGTCGGCAGAGGCCGCCGACGCGGAAAGCGTCGTAAGGCGCGGCATCAGCTCGTCGCTCAGCCACTCGACCTTCTGCGAGTAAGCTGCGCGCTTGCCGATCTTCTGAAGCATCGTCGTCAGCGGAGCCTCGTCCGGCTCAAGCTGCGCGATGGTGGGGGACATATCAACGACGCGCTGGTTCGACAGAATATCCGCGTCGTCAACGACCCCAGTGAGGATAGTAGGCATAGCCTAAGTTTTCTCCTGAATAGAGAGGTTTACGGGATTCTGCGGTTATCCAACGGTCGGGTTGGGCCACACATGGTCGGTACTACTACCCATTTAGGATAGCAGCGTTGATCTTAGCAGCGTAATCCACCGGGCCAGTGTCGGCAATGCCCTGCCGAGACTGCGTAAACGCGCTCGGCTGCTGAACCGTCTGCTGCTGAACGGGCTGTTCCTGCATACGCACAATCGCATACAGGCTCTTTACGCCATTCTGAATCTTCTCAGGCGTGTCCATGCCCTGCGGGAAGAATGCTAGATGAAGCTGATCCACGGGGATGTTGTCAATGTACGACTGGATCTTCTCTGAATAATCAGCAAGATCAGGGATCTGCGACTCGAGCGACTCCAGGCTTGACTCAAAAAGCGTCTGCGTCTGCTGATCGCGCAGCGGAGTGATCTGCTCGCGCAACGTAGCCAACTCGTCTTCGTACTGCTGACGGATCTGCTGAGTCTGCTGCTGAACGTACCAAGCATTCGCCTCAGCAGGCTTAGTCTCAAACCAATGCTCCCACAACGAGTTCACCGTCTCAGACGGAACACGATTCGCATTTGCCATCGCCCACTGTGCGGCAGCGCCAGCGTCACGCTCAGCCCACCCAATAAGTTGTTCTTCGTTCTCAGGCTCGCCATTGAACGTCATGCCCCACGGCTGAACAGCCTCTTCCTCATCATCCTGCATCAGCAGTGCTTCAAGTTCGGAAAGGCGCTGATTCGTCTGCGTGTTGTGCGACTCTAGATTCTTGTACGCCTCAACAACATCATCAACGCTCTTGAACTTGCCAAGGATCAGTTCGTCAGGGCTTGACACATTGACAGTATTGACACCCTCATCAGCGCCACTCTCAACAGGCTCAGGCTGCTGAACGCCACCATGCAGAATCGCGTCTGCAATCGGATCGCGCTCGTCAGTAGTCTCTTCAAACTCGCTCATCTTGTCCTCCGGTCGGATAGTCGGTTAGTCGGAATTACTGGATTGGTTGGCCGGAACCGGCCCCGAGAGCAGCAAGAATCTCCGGCGGGATGCTAGGAGTCCCAGGCGCTGCGCCCATTGGGGTTGTCGGTTCCGGCTGTGACTGACCCGGCCCTCCGACCAAAGGCGGGTTCTGCACCTGCTCGGCGTTACCAAGGTACTCCTTCGGATCTTCATCAAACGCCTGAATCACATCCTCTGCGACTCGACGCATATTCGGAGTAACGCCACTCTGAGTAAGAAGCATATAGTTCTGCCCAAACCAATTCGCAAACGCAAGAGCCTCAGCACGACGCTCCTGCCGCATCAGACTCTCGTTCGCATCCTCAACGCGATAATCGTACTGACCCTGAATATCCGTCGGCGACACGAGCTTCCAATCATTCTCAGCCTCACGATCAATACGCACCGCGACCGGGCCGGGAAGGAGCTGCTGGTTGAGCGCGATCTGCTGTTCGCCTGCTCGACGCATTGCGTACATGATCTGCTGCTTCATCCTGATGATGCGCTTGGCTGCCATGTTGCTGATGACGGAGATACCAGTTGCGGTGGTCTGGTCAATCTGCGTATTGGACGCGCCACTCAGATAGCCAACTGCGCCCGTGATGTTTTGAAGATCACCCTTCAGCATCTCCTCAGCCTGAACGCTGGGCTGAAGAATGCTGATATTCGGCTGGAACGCTTGCACCTGATCCGGGCGCAGCGGAATGACAGCGCCAGGATACAAGCGAATGTCTTGCTGCTCAGTGTTCGGATCAACAAACATGGCGGCGTTCGCCATAAACTTAGAGTTGTCAATGCGCTGATTCTGAAGCTCCCATAGCGCAATCTGCAAGTCACTAATGATTTCAACAATGCTCTTGCCGCGAAACATAAACGGGGTCGGCATGATGTTCGCAACGGCGAACGGGAACTCGCCGTGCCAGAACGGGCTGGCACAATCACGAATAATGGTGTTGCGATTGGCGACAACGGTGAGGCGCATCATGTTGCCGTCACGCCACCACCACTCCACAACCTCAACTCGATTGCGACGCTCCTTATCATCAGGAGAAATTGTCGTCGTCATCTCAACGATCTTGTCAAGATTCTCATACACACCAGACGCTTCAAGGCTACGCTTTGACTCGTACGTACGGAAGAACACGTACTCAGCATCATCAAGACTCGTAGCGTTGGAATCCCACAAGAAGTGATTGACATCAACGTTGACGAAGCCTGGCTGCTGCCGATGCGGAACCGTCTCGTACGGCTTGCGCATCCCGAGCGGATCAGGCTTGTAGTTCGGAGTCGGTACCTTGCGCCACTCTTCTAGCCACGGAATCTTCGCCACACTAATGCCACGAATTAGAGCCTGCTTTACAAACAGTGCGTACTTCTCACCAAAGTTATCCTTGTATCGCTGTTGCTTGAGAATGTGCGTGAGGAGTTCAGCGCCGTCTTCGTACTGCGGCTGAGCTGCGATTACGCGCACATCAGGATCATCATCAACGATGTTGGACTCGATAATGTCAATGATCTGGAGCGCGTATGGCGGGTGCAGGTCACTTTGCCATTCACTATTGGATGGCTTGATGATTGCGTTGTAGCCGTCGTCGCACTTCTTGTAGAACTCGCGATTCTGCCGATGTTTCTGGTCGGACTGCGTCCAGCATTTTTGGAAGCGGTCTAGGAGTTTCTTCTGGTCGGTGGTTTCGATCACTGGTATAGGTTAGCGCATTGGGCTTACGATTTTTTAGATTGCGCCTTTTGTCATATCCGAACCACGCCGCATCGCCTCACGCTCCTCCAACTTCAGAAGCCTTGCCTCGATCCGATCCAGACTACGGAAGATACGATCAATCTCAGCGTCACTCATCAGAAACTACTTCGGAGGCTCCGGCCAAACGATCGGCTGCGTCGGATCAGTAATCGTCGCAGGAAGATCACGCAGCGCCTGCCGATACGAACGCCACGCCTTCGCATCCACACTCGCATCAGAAATCTGAGTCCAATCCGAAATATCAAGAAGATGGTTTCTAGTAACTCTGATTGAACTCATCAGATGCTCAAAATAAATGTCTTCCCATTTATCGTGACATTCATTTAGTGTTGGCGGCTCAGAATGATCATGCCAATCTAGAGACGAATAATCGAAACAATCGCCTAACGACCATTGAGAACCTGGACGAATTGATCTTAGGACTATGGAATAGTCAATCATTGCACAATCTCCATAGCAACAATGCTAGAAACAGTATCGGTAGCTTCGTCGAAGCCGCGGCGATTCAAGTAAACAGTCCCCGATCCACTTGTCCTCCACTGCAATTTATAGGTCGTTGCGCTAGTTGTACTCGGAGAATCCAAATACACAAAAGCATTTGGGAAGTTGAGCACATTACCAGAAGCAGAAAGACTACGAAGCCAATATGTTGCGTCATCATCACTCGTATGAATCGCCGTCGAGTTTCTCAATAGACGGATAAATGCATTTACATCAGCAGCACTTGTTCCAAAGTTTGCTGCGACGAATATCAGCACTTTTGATGACGTGCTAGAAGGAGTGATCGAAACACTGAAACTAGTTATGTCTACATTTGTCGAACTAGTTGTTGAAGGCTTTGTCGTCAATGTTGTTTGTTGAACATTCGCGTTAGTCGTGCGAATGTCATTCATGTTATCGCGAACGTTTGCGTTCCAGAATGCGGCGGTGAGTACGTCGCCAGCGACGGCGGTTCCGGGTGTAGTCCAAGCCATTAGCCGAACACATCCTCTCCATCAAACACCGAAACGTCAAACGTAAACACACTATGCTCGCGATCATCATAACCACCAACAATCGCAAGCGCGATCTGAAGAGCCAACCGCACTACACAAGCCCCAGCATATTCGTAGCCGTACTCGCCGTCGTCACAAGACTCGCACGAACCGGAAGAATTGTCCCAGCCACAACACCACTAAACGTCACCGTAGACGAATCACCAAAAAGCCGAGCAACAACCGTACCGCCACCACCAACATAAATAGCGCGCGTCACCCGAGCAAGCTCGTTCGTATCATGCGGAGTGATCGAAAACGCACTCGACGCAGGAGCCTGCGTAGCAGTATCGTTCTGAGAAAAACTATTCGTCGCTGGCATACGAAGAGTATACCAAGAGTTCGGACGCGCTAGTAAAGCGCAATGATACGAGTCGCATCCGTACCCGTCGCATACACACGACGAGCGCGAAGCGGCACCACAAAACCAACCTGAAACGTAAACGTTATCGGGTTAGTGTCGCCCCACAAAAGAACACGAACATCCGTAGTCGAACCACCAGTTCCCTTATGAATATTCAATGCTCGCGGAATCTCAGCAAGATCAGCCGTATCACTTGGCGTAATCGCTACCGCGCGAGTGTACGGCGAAAGAATACTCGCTTCGCTCGAAGCAAAATTATTAGTAGACACCAGTACCGCCACCCATCGGCATATCGCCCATAGGAGCAGCACTACCAGTATCCGCGCCACTCATCATCGGCGTAAGCGGCGCACTAACAGCAGCCTCACCAGCCGGATTCGGCGTAGGAAGCGAAGCAATAAGCATCATAATCTGCTTATTCATCTCATCCTGAATCTGCATCATCTGAGCAGACTGAGCCTCAGCAAGCTGCGCCATACCAGGCAGAGCAGCAGCAGCCGGAGGAACAAACCCGCCAGGAGCCGGAGGCATCGGAGCGGGAGGAGCCATCATTGCGGGGCCTGCGCCCATCATGTTCGGAGGTACGCTCATAGGGTTTAGTGTAGCACCTACTCCATCTCGGAGTCTGGCGTTTCCTTAGCGTCCTTGTTCTTCATGTACATGGCGAGTGCTTCGCCAATGAGCATCTGATACTCGGCACACTTGGGACAATGCTCGGAGCCGTATTCGGCCTTGTCTTCCATCATGTCTTCTTTGCCCATTTCTTCTTCAGCATTGTTTTCGGTCGTGTCGTATTCGGAGCCGTTTTCGGACATGGCATCGTTCATTGCTTCTTTGCGCGACATGGGCTTCATGCGCATGAGCGCGATGCTGACGGTCGGAGCGTTCTTCTTCTTGAGCTTATCGAGCGGAGCCACTATTTAGTACGCCTGACCATACTGGATTTTAGTTTTCTTATCAATTGTTCGCGTAGGATTGGCGCGTGATTCCTGCCCAGCAGCAACATCAGAAGCCTTCATGTTGCGATTAAAAGCCTGCGGAACTCCAGTTGCGCCCTTCATGCTTGGATCGCGCGGAGATCCAGATCGCTTTGCAAGCGTCATAGCAAGAGCTTTACGCTTTCTGTTTTCAGCAAACTTATCCTTCATACCAAAACTATACCCTAAGATGCCCTACGACGACCAGCAGCCGCCCTACGCTGAAACTCTTCCGCGCCAAGTTTCTTACGACCAATATACGCAGCAAGCGCCTTAGGATCGCGCGAACCCTTCGCGCTCAACGACTTCACTAGCTTG